AACGATTGCCATCACTGGTATATTCTTGGCAATGATGTATGAAATGGATTAGTAAATGAGTAGTTTTTCCTAACTACGAAGTGTTAAGATCCTCATAATTTGGGGATCAAAAGCTCTAAATAGTGATAGAATTAAGGACAAGGCAATGATCTAAAGGTTTTCTTTATTATGTCAAGGCCCCATTCTATAGGAGGAAAGTTATGAGAAACAGAATGTCTAGTAATCAAATGGCAGAATGGATTCATCACGACGACTACTACAATCCCAATCAGGATCAACTAATCGACGAATACTTTGACTGCATGATCGATTGCAACGACAATTACTGTAGAAAAGTATGTACCGAAATCTTAAGATAACATAAAAAAATGAACCCTATAAGACCCACCGCAAGGTGGGTTTTCTATTACCTATGAGCATAATCATTTACGCAGAGCACTGCGACTTCTTAGAAGAACAAAACAAAAAATTAAAAGAGGAAGTCAAATTTCTTAAACAGCAATTAGACTATAAAAGTCTTGGTCATCCCTTGACATATGGCGAAGATGACGATATAGTATAAGTAATCTCAAAACACTATGGTAATCACATTTTATGCCGTATTAGTAATCGCTTTTATATTATTAGTGATGTTGACGTATTACAATCCTCACAGGTAAAGTAATATGAAGATAGGCGATCAAGTTCGTTACATAGGCAACACTCCTGAGTATTTACGGTCAGGGGTCGGAGATGTTCCACCCTCTGAACTCATCAAAGGAAATACATACTTAGTAGAACATGTTGAGACTAGTTCTCAATATACTCTGATAAAGCTGATCGGAATACAAGGTGAATTTACTTCAGAATGCTTTGAAAAAGCAGTAGGTTGTATCCGACAAGCTAAACCACTCGACTACAAGGAGAGCTATGATCAAATCCCAAAAAGATACTAGCCGTGGCGAAAATGAGCTTTTAGTTTCAAAAAAAGCGGAAAAAAAATTCCCCAAATTTTTGGAGCCACAGGGTCATTTTTTAAAAGACTTCCCTGTTAGCGATTTTTTAGACATTTCTATGACAGAAGAAAAAATTAGAAGGTATGCCTACACCAAAGATGAAGTAGATCAACTCATTGCAGACGCAGTTGCTGAAGCAAGAAGAATTGATGAGGAGTCAATGCGGAAGCATAACAGAGATGCTACTATTATTAGTATGATTCTCGGTTTCACTGCTCTTGCACTATTTGTGGATGGATTATTGAGACTATTAGGTATCATTCCACCATTCATGAATATTGACATAGATATACTCGAAAGAATCGCTGAGAGAGTGGAAACAAATGTTATAGATAAAATAAAACAAGTCCCAATACAACGAATACTACAATCAGGTTTTAGATGAATGATTTAACGGTTTTCATATATGCGGTGTTTTTCTTTGCTATCGCAGGCGGAACATTTGCCTTTATGTGGAAAATGACTACAATATCAATAGAATCCATAAACAAACCAACTAGAAGAGCAGTACATCCAGAAATGTCTGAGGTTCAATCTGGAGAAGAACTTCTAGTATTTAAACCAGAGTCTGAGGAGGACGAAGATGACGAAGGAGACGTTTTTGTTGTAAGAAGATGATTAGTTTTTTATTTTCAGCAGCGGGTTTGTTAAATCTGCTATTTTACGTTTTTGCAATTGGCTTTGTTATCTCATTGATACTAGAGCAGTTTGTAAAAGATAACGAGTATAACCTTTTTATTGTGCAAACAAATAGAAGGTATTGTTGGAGACAGGCATGGATAACAAACATTACATGGTTCTTTTGTAATGTGGCACTATACATGGCATCCAGAAATGCTGCACCACCAGTAGACGATTTCTGGAGAGGAATATAGTGTTAGAACCAGAATTAAAAAAAGAGTTGAAAGACCTTATAAATGAGGTTCTTGATGAAAGAGAACACGAACGTAAACTCAACGGCCCTTATGATTTCCCCGAAGAAGATTAAAACTATTGGTGACAGATGCCTAAGGCAAAAGTCAGAAGAAGTCGAATTTGACAAAGACGAGATGGCAAAACTCTATGCAGAGATGTGCCAGGCGATGTGGATGTCAGATGGTATAGGTTTAGCTGCACCACAGATAGGTGTTAATAAAAGGGTAATTATAGTAGATGAGTCTACAGAAGAACATGGAAAATATGCTCATTTAATGGTAAATCCCAAAATAACGTGGAAAAGCGAAGAAAAGGTGTTACTCGATGAAGGGTGCTTGAGTGTACCAGACCAAAATGGTGAAGTTTCACGTTCTAAGTCTATAAAACTAACCTTTCAAAATAAAGATGGTAAATACAAGAAATGGAAACTAGATGGAATTGCTGCTAGAGTGGTTCAACACGAAATTGACCATTTAGAAGGTATATTATTTGTGGATTATCTCGATGCTAAAGACAATTAAGAGACTTTTGGGAATAAAACCCAAAAAACAAGAAATGAACAATACTAAGTTCAAATGGAATAATGAATACTCTTTTCATCCAGCAATAGATGAATCTCTTCATCCCCCTAGACAAAAAGACAAAAATGATGTAGAATGAAATTATGACTTTAACCACATTTTCTAAAAAAATAAAAAAGGACACTTCTAAATCTCACTCAATGGCAGAGAATACTGGGTTTGTTACCAATTTTCTCGCTGGTGTGGTAAGTAAAGACAGTTATAAACAACTGATTGCAGACTTTTACTTTATATACACCGCTCTTGAGGAACAAGTAGAGAAATTTAAAGATGATCCTTTTATCGCACCTATAGCGTTTGATGAACTCAAACGTGTGCCTGCTCTCGAAAAGGATTGTGAGTTTTATTGGGGAGAAAACTGGAGAAACACTATTTCTCCTACAGATGCCTGTAGAAATTACGTCAAGAGAGTTAAAAAGATCAACGCTAAGTTCTTAGTAGGACATCACTACACACGTTACCTCGGTGACTTGTCTGGTGGTCAAATATTGAAGAATATTGCAAATAAATCTATGAATCTGAATGGAGAAGGACTTGCCTTCTATGAATTTGAAAATATTCCTAATCCAGGCAACTTCAAAAACAGATATAGAACTGCTTTAGACAATCTTCCTATCACTTGGTCTGATGGTGAACTGATTATCAACGAAGCAAACTATGCTTTCAAGTTGAATATGGACGTTTTTGATGAAATAGGTTCAAGTAGACCATTTCCTTTATTAGCAACCATGAGAGGACTTCTCCAGTTGACATGGGGAGCAATAAGATCTAAAAAATGATTTATGTTATTGTATTAAATCTGATTCTTTATTTTTTATTGAAAAGGCGTTTAATTCGTAAATTAAAAACAAGTTATTCCATATCTTTAAAAGATGGTGACGGTAATACTCAGACACTTACTGATACTATTGCTCATCTTTTAGAACAAAATGAGATAAATGAAAAAAGAATCAAATATCTTGTTGGAGAAATGGAAAATCAATGGTTGGCGATTGAAAAATTAAAAACGATAACAGGCGCCGACAAATATATAACTGAAAAACCCAATTTATAGTCATGCATGATCAAAATTCAATAGGCAAAGATGAGTCTGATGCCTCAAGATACCAAAGGGCACTCGATCTCTTTACAGAATCAGTTTATAAACCAGATCCTGACCTCCGTGGTTGTGCTCATAATCAAAACTGTTTCAATGAACTCATGGAGATCAGAGAACATGTTATAGAGTATCTCAAAACACTTAAAGAAGTCACTCATCATACAAATGCAGATGAGAGCGATGAGATAGAAACTGCAAAGCTAATAGAAACAAAGACTAGATGACTCCACTTGAAAAACAACTTTTAGTGGTTAGAAAGTTAAGACAATCTTTAAATGAGTCCAGTGCGTATTTTTACTTATCACCTGTGCTAAATAGTAAAGAAATGATACGAAAAAATACAAAATGTGTGTTGAATCCCAGAGAAAAACAGCAAAAAGGTTAATAAAAGTTGCAAAACAGTTTCCAGCCCTTTATACTAAAGAAGACGTACTCTACGCCAAACTTATTAAAAAAGCGAACAAACGACCAAAAAATGAAAATCTTTCTTGATACTGCCGTATACGAAGACATTGAAAAAGCAAATCAATCAGGTCTTATTGACGGTGTGACAACAAATCCATCACTAATACTTAAGAGTGGTGGTGATCCAGTAGAAACAATTAAAAAGATATCGGGAGACTTCCCATTCTTTGAATCTATATCAGCAGAGGTAGTTGCAGATAAAGCTCTTGAGATGGTAGATCAAGCACAAGCGTTTAAAGACATGCAGAACGTGACTATTAAAGTGCCATTGACAGTAGAAGGACTAAAAGCATGTAAGTTACTATCACAGGACGGATTTACCGTGAACGTAACACTATGTTTCTCAGTTGCACAGGCAATACTCGCTTCTAAGGCAGGAGCTACATATATTTCACCATTTGTAGGAAGGGTTGACGATAATTCATTTGATGGTTTAGAGTTAGTTGGAGACATTGCGAAACTATATAGAGAACATATGTCAAGAACTCAAGTTCTTGCTGCATCACTCAGAAATGTGAAAGATGTTGCAGATTGTTTCTCAGTAGGAGCAGACGTTGTTACAATGCCCCCTGCTATATTTGGCAAAATGTACAATCACATTCTGACCGACAAGGGATTACAATTATTCCAAGACGATTGGAACTCTATCAAGAAAGACTAATGGCACTATCAGAACAAACCTCAGAAAGTCTCAAGAAGGCAGAAGTCCATCTTCGTGACGCACTTGCGTTTGCAGCAAGAGTAGAGAAACCCTATGTGGTAAGAGAACTAGGTAGTATCATTGCACACCTTGACAATATCCAAGGAACTGAAACCTTGTTTGATAGGATGTCCACCGCTATTGATAGAATGGAAAAGGAAGAGGAAAATGAGTGACTTAAGGTATAATGATGATCGCATGACTATACGTCAAAATGCATTTCTTTCCTTAAAACAGTACAATACTCTCGAAAATGTCCGTCACCTCTACGAATTCTGCCATCTCTGGGTATCGCAAGGTAAAAGAGATACCAGAGGAATCGAAGCCTCTTTTCTTAGATACTGCGAGAACCAAGGCAATCCGTAAGGGTTCTATTGCAAGACTCGACCACATAGAAGGTCGGGTTCTTTTTGTAGGTGACAAACCTAATAGAGGATTGGATGGTAGAAAGTTATCTACATATTTTACAGTATGCTACAATGAAGAAACTCATGGTGCCATATGTGTTTTTGAACATGAGTGGGAAAAAGTCGAAGTAATTAGGTATTAATTATGTTTACAATTTACGGAAAAAATGAATGTCCTATGTGTTTCAAGATTAAAACTGTTCTTGAACTGCTGGGCAAAGAATATGAGTACAAGGAACTAAACAAAGATTATACTGTACAGGAGTTTGAATCTCAGTTCCCTCATACGTTATCCATGCCACAGGTGGTTTTAGATGGTAAGAATTTAGGTAATGCAAATGAAACATTAAAATACCTAAAAGAACATCGAATCCTCTGAATATGGACATAAATAAAGGCGTAGAACTCATACTCAAAGGAGATAAAAAGAAACCGCCAAAACAAACACCAAAGGTCTTTGATATCAAACTCTCATTATTTGGCAGAGAGTTCCGACTATCACTAGATATAAAAAAGAAAACCAGTTAGCCTTGGGAGGAATCCAATGGAATCATCAGTACTTCTTGTCATATTCAGTATATTATGCTTTACATTCTTGATATTAGGTGGTATAATTGGCTGGTTAGCGCAACAAAACAATTACGTCAACATGCAACATAGGAATGAAGCTTTTGTCCATCCTGAGATGTATGATGAGAACGGCATGTTAATTGCCGATGAAATAGTAGCCTTGAGGTTTGAAAATCCAAATGACACCAGCGAAACAGAAGACGACATCGACGAAGACTAGATCTACGTCCACGAGAAAGAAGACTACTTCTACTCGTAAAACGGCAACGAAACCAAGGACGGTGACAGTTAAAAAGAAAATACTGCCACCGAATCCTATGGTTCATGAACTATTGGAAGCAGTAGATTCAGAAAGAGTCAAGGCGAGAAAGATCGATCTTCTCCGTACTCATGGAGATGATTCTTTTAAAATGGTGATGATTTGGAACTTTGACGAAACTGTGGTTTCTATGTTACCAGATGGCCCTGTTCCATATCAACCTGTAGAGGGTGATGTTCAAGCAAACAGAGAACAAGGTATCCCACAAAGAACCACTATTCGTAATTCTGCAAGGCAATTTTACCGCTTTGTAAAGGGTGGTGATGATGCTATGAATAAAATCAAAAGAGAGAGTGTATTCATTAATATTCTCCAAACACTACCAGAACCAGAAGCAGAAATCCTTGTTCTTGTCAAGGACAAACTTCTAACTACAAAATATAATATCACTAAGGAATTGGTGGCAGAAGCATATCCAGAAATTACATGGGGGAATAGATCCTAATGAAAGTACTTCACGAGAAATGTGATCCTAAATTAGCAGAGGACAAAAAACTACCATACACAGCATACCTTGTTGAGTATGTTGATAAGGAAAATGGAGAGGAAAAAACTTTCTATGATATTGCAACATGCCAGAAACAAACAGACATGTTTGATTTCTACTATGATAAGTTCAAAACAGGCCTAAAAGGTTGGAAGCAAACAGCAGGCATTGTTAACCCTAAACTGTGGAATCCAGAATCTGATAAAAAAGCTCCACCAGCTAAACCTTCCCAAAGAAAAAGAAAATGATCAATCCTATGAGTGTTATTAAAAATGTAAGAACTGTTTACAACAGATTTTACCAAGAGAACATCAAAGAAGTTGAAGTTCAATTCGGAGATGAACACCCTGCATGGATTCCATATGATACTTTGCTAGGTATGATGGATTTTGAGGGGGAGATTACCAATGGATGAGGTCAGACAGGAGAATATTGGCAGCACTGGTAAGGTTGAAATGAATGCTGAAGAATATAAGAAGTTAATTAAGAAGTATAAAAGGACTAAGAAATATATGAAATCTAATTTGTTTGCTGTAAAGACTATGGATGGCACAGAGAAGTATGTGTCAGAACTCTTGAAAGAAGCGAATGAAGCTGAAAATAATTGATGATTTCTTAGAACAAGAAGATTACGAACTTATTCGTAATGTTATGATGAGTAATGACTCGTTTCATTGGCAGTTTGCCGATGGATGCAATTACAGAGGTGACGGTCATCATATGTTTTGTCATGTATTCTATGCACAATGGGAGCCTAGAAGTAAATTCTTTTCAATACTTAAACCTATTCTTGATAAGTTTGAAGCTATATCAATAGTAAGAATTAAAGGCAACCTGACAATGAAAACACCAGAGAGAATAGATCATGGTCTACATACAGATGTTGACGATTGCATCACTTCCATATATTATGTAAATAGTAATGATGGTTATACCCGATTTGAAGATGGTACAAAGGTTGACAGTATAGCTAATCGTATGGTAGTATTTGATTCTAATACTAAACATGCTGGTTGTACCCCAACTGACACCCTTCGTAGGTGTGTTATTAACTTTAATTATTTTATTTGATATGGACAAAAATCACTTAAAACTTATTATTAAGAACTTGAAAACGGTTATTGAAGAGTTGGAAGCAGAAGTTTACTCTGATCCTACTGCTTATGTTGAACCAAATGGTAAGAGTGTTACTTACGCAGATCAAGAAGAAATGTAATGGATGTAAAGTTAGTAAACATTACACCTGATGCAGAGAAGACTATGGCATATATTGCCAGAGTATCTAATCCAAACAATCAGGACAACGAAAAGTTTGCTGGATTATTAAAATATTGTATCAACCATAATCACTGGTCAGTATTTGAACAATCTAGTATGACTCTTGAAATTGAAACGACTCGTGCCATTGCAGCACAGATTCTACGTCATAGATCATTTACTTTTCAAGAGTTCTCTCAGCGTTATGCTGATAGTACAAAGTTAGGAGAAATTCCTATCCCAGATCTTAGAAAACAAGATCTAAAGAATCGTCAGAACTCAACAGACGATCTCGACTCCTTTGTTAAACAAAAGTTAGAACTACAAATGAATACTTTGTTTAGTTCTGCAACCGCCTTATATCAACAGATGTTAGAGGAGGGAGTAGCAAAGGAATGTGCTAGAATGGTATTACCACTCTGTACACCCACAAGAATCTATATGACAGGTTCTTGTAGATCATGGATACATTATATTGATTTGAGATCCGCTCATGGAACTCAGAAGGAACATATGGACATTGCACATGCTTGTAAGACAGTATTTGTAGAACAGTTTCCAATTGTTTCTGAGGCATTAGAATGGAGAAATGGTGTAGTTGAAATGCAAAAACAAATCAAAAAAGAACTTCACGGAGAAGAAACTTAATGGCAACATACCCTGTAGTCAACACAAAAACTGGTGAACAGAAAGAGGTTGTAATGAGTATCATGGAGTGGGACAAGTGGAAAGAGGATAACCCTGATTGGTCAAGGGATTACTCAGATCCATCCACAGTGCCAGGCGTGGGAGAGGTTGGAGAGTGGAGAGACAAACTCAACAACAAACATCCAGGCTGGAGTGAGATTCTAAAGAAATCTGAGAAAACTGCTGGAGTCAAGGGTCGTTTAGCCAATAGAGGTATTAATGTCAACTAAAAAAAGAAGGAATACTAATAGCACTGTTGGTGCAGGGATGACTGCTAAACAAATGCGTAGGAAGAGGCCAATTAACAATGGTATGTTAGTTGACATCGAACCTATCACAGATAATCAAAAGGTACTATTTGATCACTATGCAAAAGGAAAGAACATATTTGCGTATGGTGCTGCTGGAACTGGTAAGACTTTTATAAGTTTGTTCTTGGCACTTAAAGATGTGCTTGACGAAATGACACCATATGATAAGGTGTATATTGTTAGGTCATTGGTTTCCACAAGAGAGATTGGTTTTTTGCCAGGCGACCATGAGGATAAGTCATCACTCTATCAAATTCCATATAAGAATATGGTAAAGTATATGTTTGAAATGCCATCAGACAATGACTTTGAAATGTTATACGGTAATTTAAAAGCTCAAGAGACTATTTCATTCTGGAGTACATCATTTAT